AGGTACAAAGAAACGTAGTAAAAAACATATTGGTTTCTTAGCTCAAGATGTATTAGCTGTTGAAGGAAATCCTAGTGATAAAGATGATATGTTGGTTGTTAATTTAAATGAAGACGATACAGCATATGGTATTAAATATGAACGATTAGTTCCCGTTCTTGTTAATGCAATAAAAGAACTATCTACAAAAGTTACAGCCCTCGAAGCAGGGTAAACTAAAAGTAACTTAATTTTTAATTATGGAAGAAAAAACCGCAGATGAAATTGCAGCAATCTTTTCTGCTGCTGGCGATAGTGTAACTATCATTAATGCAGATGCAAACTATTCAGCTTATACAACAAGAACAGGATCTTCTGATACTGAAGCTGAATGGAAAGCCTACATCAAGAGAAATACAGATCACCTTGAGATTATTAAGGCTTACAAAAAACTAGATGAAACAACTTCTATCTGGACATCCGAATCGTTTACAGCTATTGATGCTGCTATAACTAAAGGGAAGACTCTTTATTCTTAATGACTAAACCAACAGTTGAAGAACTACAAGCTGAATTGCAAGAAGTAGTTAACAAGCATAACCAGGCAAATGCTGTAATGGTTCAATGTAAAAATAGATATGCTGAAATTCAAGCAATCTTAGGTTACATTGGACAACCAGAAACACCTGCAACAGAACCTGCAACAGAACAACCTACTCTTACTGAGTCTTAACAGTACGCTGTAGCATCCCTAAAGTCACATACAACGGTGCTAAAGCACAGATTCCCATAAAGGTTATAATGGTGACAGGCACTAATGCCTTTAAAAATGCTTCTTTCATCATATGTTTAATAAAATTGCCAATGTTTTAAGCATTGTTTCTTTTCTAATGGTAGCTTCTATGAGTGGTGGAGCGTACTTTGGTTATAAGTATGTAACGTCAGAACAGTTTAAGGCAAAAATGATGAACCAAGTATTAGGTGAAGTAAAAGGACTATTACCTAATGTATTAGATAAAGGATTACCAAAAACAACAGGAATATCTATACCAACACCACCAAAGAAATAGTTGGAAATACCTGAGATCCATATCCCTGATGTTCATATTCCATATACTTATGTACCTGACTACAACCACTCTAATGTACAAATTATAGGTTGTACTTACTACCACAGAGATACAAAAAATACAGGTAATAGAAATTTAATAATAGAAGATCCTAATGGTGTAGTTAGTAGCTGTCCGTACCCTAGTTTCAATCCATTAAATTATGTACCAAATCAATTAACAATTACAGAAGAGATGCCTAATCTTGCTAATGAAAGTGAGATGCCAACCAGTGACCCACCTAAAACTGAAACGCCAAAAGATAAAAAGAAAGAAGAAGAATATGAACCATGTCCACCAAAGGATGCACCATTTAGAGAAGGAGATTACAGAAATGATAAAAAAATTGAGAGATTGGTAAAATATGAAAGAAGTATAGATGGCTCTTGTGACCCGATCTGGGAAGACGTACCATTCAGAGAAAGTCTTATTGGTACTCCTGAAATACTTGTTTCTACTACTGTTATTGGTTTGGTTGCGGGTGGGTCTGCTGCTCTTGCACCTCTAATACAAGGAGCAGCGAAGGCTGCAATAAAAAATATTGGTAAGCGTCTAAGTAAATCTAAGGCTTCAAAGAATGAGAATGAGGAATCACCTGACCAGGAGGAACAGTAACGCTAATCCCATCGCATATAGATACATACTTACCAGTAAAGGTAACACCAAGTTTTGCCTGTTCACCGCATACTTTTAACCTAAACAAAGCAAGTTCTAACTTTCCCTTTTCATATAACAACTGTTGATTTTTTATATTTACTTTTGTTGCTTGATGACATAATGCAGGTGCTTTGCCTAGCGGAATACTAAACTGTGCTGATATACCGTAATTTAAATTGTAGTTATCTTTTTCAAACCTTGGTGTTTCTTGTACATATTTTATTTCACCTGTATCTTCATCATAAATATTTTGTCTTGTAACGTATTCTTTAGGACGATTAAATGACCATGCATCAGTTACATAGGGAGTGATGGTAAGACTTGGAGAACTACAAACAATACCTTGACTCATCCTAAACTGTGGTGTTGAGCTAGGAGCAATCATAGTAGCATTGTTATTTACCGTTCCCTGTGCGTTGCTAGAAGGGCTTGCAACGGTTGTATTAGCTAAAACCTTACTTGGACATAGGCAAAGTAAAACTATTGCCCAAACGTAGTTTCTACGGTGGTGGTGGTGGTGGTGTTTATTGTGCGATCTATTGTAGTTATTGTGTCTAATCCAGGAGAAATTATAGACTCTACTAAACTGAAAGGTTGCCCAGAATTTACTATTTTCCATCTAGGAACGCCTTCCAACGTGGGACTCGTGTATGAAAAATTAACTCCATTAACTGTTTGAGAAGCTTCTGCTGTAGGTATTGAATTGATATAACCATTAACATCTGCACTCTCTATGTTCGTGCCTGATACGCTCAGAGAATATCCTGTACGGAACTGATGAGATACCACCGATTCTGTTATTACACTTTGGGTTTGGGAATTTGTGCTTGAAGATCCTGTACGGAAGGTTGGTACTACTGGATTTGCAAGGGTTTTGACAGGAAATAATATTATTAATAGCAGCCAAAGTTTAGTCAATGGTAATGGTAACTGTTGTCGAACCTATGCAACTAGAGCCTGATCCAAATGCACCACTACAAGTATGAACACCACTAGATAAACTTGTCATCGCTCCAGATCCTAATGTGCCACCACTTCCTATTGTTGTCTGTCCACCAAGGTGTGGTAGTGCTGCTATGCCTGACGATGGAGTAACTGCTGATGGTGTTGCATCACCCATAGTCACCGCTTCTGTAAGCGAAAAAGCAGATCCCGATGTTGTAACCGCTTTATCAGTTTGAATCATGGCAGGTACACCTGCAGTTAGGCTGCCTATATTTAACCCACCAATAGCACCTGCTGTTGTAGACCCACCAGAAGTAACAGAAGGAGTTATGTTTGTTCCTGATATTGAATATGTCGTGCCTAATTTATTCGTAACAGAATAGGGCATATCTACCGTTATCTGTGCAGATGTCGTAAATTTTTGCGTGATGTCTGCTAGTGCTACAGAAGGGCTAAACAGTAGCAGTAGTGCTAATAGTTTTTTCATGGCTTTGGTTTAGAAGGGTCAATAACCTCTGCTCCTATTATTTTAATAGGTGTTTCTACTCTTATAGTTTGATATCTATTGTCAGATTGTGCAAGTTGGCTAGGTTTACCTTGTTTATCTTCTTTCTTTTTTTTACCTACATCTACCGAAAATGTAGCCAAACATCCTGTGAATACCGAGGCAATAAAAGTGATATCCTTGGGTGAGTTATCCTTTGCCATACCAGGTAAAGATATATAGTTAAGGCTAATAATAAATCCAGCCCAAACCATAACTCCAAGTCTAATAAAAGTACCTAAGATTTCTAACTGTTCTTCTTTATCATCAAACTTTTCTTTTAGTTTTTGAAAAGAATTTTTGTTTTTAGGTTCGTCCATACACCTTTTTTCTGTCATAATAGGCATAAATAGGTAATTTGGAAAGTGATTGAACTTGCAGCAGCAGTAGGTGGAGCTTTATTAACAGCTTGTTTTGTTTCTGTTGGCTCTATTTCCTACAGAGGAAGACAATCAAGAGATGACCTTGTAAGAAATACCACTGCTATTGAATTACTAACAAATAAAATTGATACCATGCACGATGATATGAGAGAAATATTTCACAGGCTAAAAGAAGTAGAACTTAGTGTTGTTGAATTAAAGCCTAAAAGATAAAAAAGTCCTACTTGGAGAGAATAGGACTTATTGACTTGTGTGAGGAGTCAAGCCAAAATTAGCAAATGAGTACATAATGTAAAGAGTAGTATTAATTTTCTTCATGCTTGCCCTATTAAAACCAATCCTTTTTACCTTTCTTAGATCCAAAGCAATTCGTCAACTTGCTCTTGATCTTGTTCGTGCCTGTGTAACAAAAACAGACAATGATGTCGATGACAAATTATGCGATATGTTG